AATGAGCCACTTAAATCCTGAGCGCATCAGTTGCTCTCCGTGGTAGTGATCGTGGTGATCGTGGTGAGCTTCGTGGTCGCGTCCAGCTGCTCTGACTCATAAGTCTCTAGCAGTTTCGTTAAGCGAGTCAGTGATCGCTCCTGTCTGGCTGTCGGCTCCCTACCAGCGTCCTGTCGCTCATCAATATCTTCTTCGAGCTGTTCGAGCTTCATCTCGGTAACAGTGATGTTGGTTTCGGATCGACTGATGCGACTAGACTGAACCATCTTGTCATGGTCCATGTCGTTTCGGACCTGCGCTTCTGCGACAACCTTGAGGGTTTCCAGCTGCGCTGCCATAGCTTTGTCGTCAGCCCATGCGTCCACACCGATATAGATACCGATGACTGCCGCGAAGGTAGTACAGACTGCAACTCCAGCTTTCACTGCGCTATGCCACTCTGAGAATTTGAGGAATGCCACACGTGTGTCTCCATGATTGCACCCCTGTCAACCCAGTGTACTCAGTTTGGCAAAACTATTCCAGACGGCCTCTCTTCTGCCTGAGCCTCCAACTCAGCCTTCCTCTCAGCATCGAAGGTGCCGCGCAGCAGCTGTATGAATTTGAAGGTCGTGTACTGAGCCTCTGTCAACCCCTCTACGTCCTCTGGCAACTCTTCACCGTCATCCAGATTGTAATCAGCCCCGTACTCCAGACCGACCTCCTGACCAACGATGTCCTTGATCATGATGTAGCACGTGCGTGGTTTCATGTCAGCCATTTTCAACCTTCTTATATTCGCCTTCGATGAGTGCCGGATCAGTCATTGTAGTGATCCATGATTTGCGCAGCTTCTCCAGCTGAGCTGGTGATGCGTTCTTGAATGGGTTCTGCTGGTGACCGACGAGCTTCAGCTTGTCATCGAAGATGCCGAAGTGCCTGCCCATGTTCTCCAGAGCTTTCGACTTGTCTGCCAGAATGTAATTGTAATGCTTGATCCAGAGCTTCTCTGGTTCGCCGTCTCTGATGACGACGATCTCGTGCGTGTTGTAGGTGATCTTCTCCACCACGGCACGCTGGTCAGGTGTCAGCTCGTCTGGTGACTTGTAGACAAACTCACCGGGGTAGTACGGGTCTTCCTTTAGGAAATCCACCCTATCTGTGAATGCGATCTTCGAGAACTCATTGACGACATCGGTAGCTGACTTGTCTGCCTGTTCATTCAGTCTGGCCCGAAGCCGCTTGATCTCATCAATGATCTCTGGGTTCTTCAGCAACTTGTGGGCCTTGCCCTTGGCGAACAGATCAGAATACCCAGCCTCTTTCGCCGCCTTGATCGCTGGACTGCCGTTTGCGTAGGCTCTGGCGAATCCCTGTTGCTTTGGTGTCATGGCCCCAAGTGTACCTAACCCAGTGACCGAGATAAAGTTACCACTAAGTGTGAAAGTGGCATTGACTTCCTCTGTCAGTTGTTTATACTTGGCCCCACATCAATGATGTAAGACGGACGGACGCTCCCGATAGAGCGTTTTGGGAAGGTGGTTGCGCGATAGTGCAGAGAAGCCTCCCCGGACGCAGGTTCCCGATAGAACCCGCTTCAGCATCACTGATCAGGTCGAGCCATGGATTGACTAAAGTCGTCCCTCTCAGCTGGAGAGGAAACTTGAAAGATAGTCACGTAAGTCGAGAGCAGTGACGGAGGGGCGCAGAGACCGCTGGTCTCACCGGGTGTACTCCTACCTATTTATGACAGGAGCCGGGAAGTCCGGGTTAGCCGGAACGAACCTCCGCGATAGAGGTGGGACCAGCATTTAGGATAGGGGTTGAAAAGGGCCTGTTAATTACGCCCTTCCCCGAAACGGATACCTCCGATAGGTGCGCCTTAGACGTTTAGCACCTTACTAAAAAAATATAGAACGTCCGAACGGGTGAAAGGCCCGGTGTTTTGAAGATTGCTGACATGAAGCATTGACTTCCTCTGTCAGTTGTGGATAATTCACACAGGTTTTCGGGGCTTAGCTCAGTCTGGCAGAGCACTGCATTTGGGATGCAGAGGTCGCTGGTTCGATCCCAGCAGCCCCGACCACCGGAATATAGCTCAGTCTGGTAGAGCGCGGCCTTCGGGAGGCCGAGGTCGCAGGTTCGATCCCTGCTATTCCGACCAATTTTCAGAACGCCGTCCTTGTGACGGCGTTTTAGTTTTGAAGAGGTAAAGATAATGTTGACAACAAACGAAAGAAAGGAACGCAGGACACACTACCTGAATCGTTTCCGCAATCGCTCCTTTGGGGGCAAGTTGGAAATTGATCAGACGGAGACGAAGGAGTACCAGCAGATAGATCGACGCATCAAGAATCTCGAAGCTGAGCTTCAGGAGTCTCGTCACGAACTGTACGAGCTTAACAGGGCATTCGATGTGGTCTCTCGTGAAGAGGTCGTTCGCAAAGCCAAGAAGCTGCTCGGCGTACGCGACGAGGTTGATGCACTGCTGACTGAGGTTTATGAACGCGCTCAGCAATGCACAAAACTGAAGGGTGCCGACAAGAGTTGGAAGCATCGACTGCCTCACGCATACGGCGATGTTCGTCAGTACGTCAAAAGTGGCGTGTATGGAAGAGAGGCCAACAGGCGCTTCCACCAACTGTTCATGGAATACGAGCTGATGCAATCAGCAATGCGAGTTATGTGGCACGACAACTCGAAGAAGGGTCAGCCCCTCTACGAACGTGCAAACAAGGTTCGCAACGAGTGCTGGGAACGATTCAATAACGCTGGCAGGCCCATTGATAAGTCGGCTGCTGCATAAGAGGTGATGTATGAGTTTTAAGGAAACAGTGTTACAGGGAGCGGCGCATCCCCACACCGAACTTGAGGTGCTGGAATCAGCTGCTGGTTTTTATCTCGGCTTCCGCGATGCGGACGGCTCCCCTTATTCACGCGAGACCTGCTACTTCGGTGACAGGGCCTCGGCAGAATTGGTTTTGGGATATATCAGGTAAAGGAGAAGACAATGCCTAGAGTTACATTTGTAAAGGCGGCACGGAAGGACAACCCTGTCGCCAAGAAAGGAGAGTCGTATTACTGGTGGAAGTTTCGTTACGGTGGCAAGCGCTTCTCGTTGACGCGACCTCGCCAGAGTCAGCTCACACGGTCAGCATACTTCGGCACCGTCTACGGTATGCAGGAAGGCATCGAAGATTGCGCAGTGGATAACGTCGATGACTTCGAGTCATTGAAGGACGACATCACGTCACAGGTTGACGACCTGCGCGACGAAACTCAGGGCAGTCTCGACAACATGCCTGACTCGTTACAGTACTCACCAACTGGTGAGCTGTTGCAGGAACGCATCGACGCACTCGAAGGTATCGAGTCAGAGATCGACTGCATCGAAGAGTTCGATTTCGATGAGGAAGAGTACGAGTATGAAGACTTCGATCCTGACGGCTACGACACCGACGAAGAACGTGACGAGGCTGAAGTGGAATTCAACATCGAGCAGAACAAACTCTGCGCCGAACACAACGATGACGAAGAGCTTCGTATGGAGGCCGAGTTAGCCGAGTGGTGCAGCGAAGCGAAGTGCGCTTTGTCTGAAGCTGTAGACACGGCTATCGTGTAATCACTGCCACTGGACATGCCTGCCAGAGTATGCTATAATGCAGGCATTGTTCAGGAGGTATGATCATGTATGAACTGATGATGTACCGGACAGCAACAGGCGAGAAGACCGTCATGGTTGGACCTGAAGGTCGGAAGCTGATGCCTGTCCTGATGATTGAAGGCAGCGGCCTCACAGTGAGGAAGGTGCCTATAGGTGACCGCCGCTTTATGCGAGACGTGCGCGAAGAGACGAAGCGACGTAGCACGAGCGGCGTAATCCGACAGTACCGCGCCATCGGGCGCAGACTGGGAATGACGAAAGCAGCCAAATCATTCCTGACCGAAGCAACAAAGGCTGTGTAGGAGAAAACAATGTCACTAGCAACAATCGCTGCGCAACTTCTCAATGAAGCTGGCGTGAAAGCAGAAGACATCCTCAATGAGGTTGGTGTTGATCGGGAAGGCGCAGTACGCGAGCTGGCTAACAGGCTCAATGTTGACCTGAACGATCTGGTAGACGCTCCCGATTTCGGTGGTGCCACCCCTGTCGAGGTCACCGACGATGATGTCCGCAAGGTTCGAGAGGGACTCAACATCCTGAACCGCGCCTTCGGGTAAATCACCACACGGCCCTGCCCTTCGGGGTGGGGCTTTTTTATTGGAGGTGTAGTCACGTATGGATCGTGAGCAGACTGTAAATCTGTTCCTTCGGGCAACGTAGGTTCGATTCCTACCACCTCCACCAAGGAGAAAGGTATGACAAAACGCAGTAACAACGCATGGCTCAAGCGCTTCATGAAAGAGCGCGGCCTGACGCGACCGCAAATCGCGACGGCCTGCGCAGTGAACCTGAGCGCAGTGGATAGGTGGCTGGCTCCACCGAGGAAGGTGAGCCACCGGAAGATGCCAGACATGGCAGTACGGCTGCTCACCTGTATGGATAACGCTGAACAACTACAAGGAACCGTGAAAAAAGACTGACAGAGGGGTTGACTTCCTCTGTCAGTCCCTTATAATGCACTGTATCTGGAGCGGTTGTCGCTTCAGCCCTAATGGAGAAACAAATGAAACGTGGAATGTCACTCGAAAACCTTCTCACCACCGTGGTCGAGCAGAACAAGACGAAGCGTGACTTTGTAGCCAACACCAAGGAATCAATTGCCATGGTCGAAGCCAAAGACATGCCTCAGAAAGTTGCTCTGGTACTGCGCAAGGAAGGTGTAGCCGAGCTTGAACGGTTCTCGATTTCCGATAACTGCCACAGGCAAATCGCAGGTCGCCTTCAGATTCCCCTGAAGTACTACTTCCGGCTACTGGAAGATCACCTTGACTTGGTGATCACTCAGGTCAACGCCCTGTTCCAACGTGAACCTCAGACTCGTCTGTTGCGTACTCTGGATGGTAAGGCACGCGCCTTCTTGTCCAACAAGTACAAGGTTCTCGACAACGATCAGGTCCTTGAGCAGGTGCTGCCCCCCATCGTACAGGGAGACATCCCCTCTCAGCTCTTGTCCTCGAACATCTCAGAGAACCACATGTACATGAAAGTACTGTTCACTGACGACTCTCTTGCACAGGACATCGGTGAGCTGGCTCGCCCCTCTAACCACATCGGTGGTCAGAACAATGGGCAGACCCGCGACATCGTACGTCCCGGTGCCATCGTCAAGAACTCTGAGACAGGTATGGGTTCGATGGTCACTGAAGGGTTCTTCTACCGCGACTACTGCCTCAATGGTTGTGTCTACGGTGTGACGGAAATCTTCTCGACCAAGCGTATCCACCTCGGTGGCAAGCTGGTTGCAAATGGCGACTTCGAGGTCTTCTCGGACGAGACCAAGCGCAAGCAGAATGAGCTGGTCATCGCTGAGGTTACCGACACGATGAAAGCCCTGACCAGTCCTGACAACGTGCGCAAGATGGGTGATGCCCTGAGAGCCACGAAGGAAGGTGCCAAGGTTGAGAACGCTTTCGCTGCTGTCGATCAGCTGGCGAAGGAAGTGGACATCCGTGATGGTGAGAAAGAGTCAGTCATCCAGAACTTCTTGGAAGACGGCGACTTCACTCGGTGGGGCATGATCAATGCCGTCACCAAGATCGCCAACTCGGACAAGGTTGACTACGACCGGGCCTGTGAGCTGGAGCAGATTGGTGGATCACTGATCGACCTGCACACCTCGCAGTGGAATAGGATTGCCAGCGCTGAAAAGGTAGCGGCATAACTTGAGTGGGGAGCTTCGGCTCCCCTTCTCTCTGGAGAAACCAATGACGACAGAGAACAGAGCAGCACTGCGACTGATGATCGCTGAGCGCGGCCTAGATGGACTCTTGGAGGACCTCACCGACGTATGCGAAGAGATCACGGAAAAGAATCGTAACAATGCGTTTAGCCTCGTCTGGAGGAATCGTACCAACGAGCTGAGAAAGCTCAGCAGAGAGTGGAGAAACTAATGACAGAGATCGACACAATGATGGACCGGCTCGACAAGCTCGACGCAGAACGAGCGGCCCTACGTCATGACCTTCGCAAGTCCCTCGCCATCAAGCTGCTGTGGCCCGATGCTTTCGAGCACGGACAATGCAGCTCTCAGGTGAAGGGCAACCTGCGCAACAAGACACTGCCCCTGACGTTTACACTGAAACTGGGCAATGGAGAGGAACGGTCTGTGCCTCTCGAAGAAGTCCCACCCATCCTGTGGCCCAAGAAGCTCAAAGAAGAGATTAACAAGCTCGGCTTCATGAGCGGCAACAGGTTTTTTAGAATCTTAAAAGAGGAAGAGATCAATGCCACAAACACAACGTAAGGGCGACACTTCCCAGTATGCACGACAGATGCTGGACAAGCTGCGCGAACTGGACCAGTTGGTCCATGGAGCGTACTACGACATGGGCCGCATCCTATCGGCTATCGCCCATGGGAAGCTGTCAGACATACTCGGTTACGAGTCCCTTGGTGACATGATTGATGAAGAGCTTTCGTTCTCTCGGTCACAAGGGTATCGCTACCTGCACACCTACCGGAACTTTCGCCGTCTGGGGTACAACAAGACTGAGGCGCTGGACCTGATCAATGAGTTCAGCTTCACCTACATGTCGAAGTACCTGCCGACAGCGCAAACGAAAGTCGGCAAGCGTGCGATCAGGAATGCCATCGAGAAGCTGCTGGACAAGGCAAGGCAGATCAACTTCCAGTTGAACTCCACCGACCTGCTGCTACTGGTCGAGGCGCTGAGGATATTCGGTGCCGAGCCAAAGGAAGGACGACTGCTCCACAGCTCGTCTGCCTTGATGGATATGGTCAGGTCCGTTCTGGACGACTGACCACAAAAAAGGGGCGCTACCGGACGGTAGTGCCCCTAATCATTGGTTTTGAAGAAACAATGTCGTCTGTTAGGACGACCCCGACTATCTCACAATCTCTACCTCAATGCCACGCTCGGCCTCTACCATCGCGATCTTCAGGCTGGATAGTGGCGTGTCGACTCCCTTGACATCCTCATAGCGCTGCCGGTTCAGGCCGATGTCGTAGTACGTGAAGTCCACCCAGTACGAAAGTCGCCTACCCTTCTTGCTCTTCACCTCAGTACCACCACAAGTAAGCGCGATCTTGTGCTGGCATTGCAGCCCGCTGATCACCTTCGCCCGCTCCATGAGAGACAGCTCCTGATAGCGCTCGAACTCCCTGATGGAGTCGAACGTCATGTCTCCATGGTGGACTTTTTTGTTGTAGTACTTAGCTGGCTTTTTCTGTTCGCCTCTTCCCACTTTACTGCCTCCGCGAAGATGTTGTGTCCAAGCTGATCGTTGACCCATAGTAATTTATCCCATTGCCTGCCGAACTGTTTTTCCCATGTCTCGACACCGATACGATCAATACCATGGTCACCGATATGATACATCCAGCTCAGTGGTATCTGGAGGAACGGGTTCTGCTTCTGACCCATGCCGACATGCCAGCCCATCTCCTTCATTGACCCACCATGACAGTGATGCAATGTGATGTACGGGTTGCGAGTTACAGCGCAACGTAGTTCACGCAGGTTCTTCTCGTGCTGCGTTACGGAAAAGCCCGAAGTGCTCGACCGGGATGTGGATAACTGGCTCTTTGTCTTGGTCATCGCCCCTATCGTCTCTACCGCCCCACTCAATCCTATACCCTGCCGTTCTTGCTGCGTTAAGAAGCGTGTACTGAGGCTCTTCTTCGGGCCATGACACAGTGAGCACAGCTGGCACACCGAACTGCTCGCTGTACAGCTGCATCGTGACCACCTTCTGCATACTGATGATCAGTGTGTCGTACTTTTTCAGTCGCCTCTTGATCTCCATGATAGCAACCATACTCGAACGCATCAGCATGTAATCGAACTCGTAACGCATTGGCATCTTTTGCGCCTCAACGCACCACCGCTTCTCTACCCACTCAGCGATGATCTGCTCGTGCTCTCGGTCCTGCTCTGTCTCGTAGATTGGCCTACTCAAAACGGGTCTCCATGTTGTGTCGCCATGAACGGCTTGTAGATGTTTTCGTGATACCGCTCTCGTAGCTCTTCGCTCTGATCTAGCTCGGCTCGTGAACTGATGCCCAGCTCGCTCCGCACGAACTCTTTTGAGAAATGCTCAGCATCAAGATGTCCGTAGTCCTTCATCCACTGCTCACCACATTCCCCAACAGCGTACTTGTAAAACTCTGGGTTCTTGCACAGCATCACAGCACCGTAGCTGGGGCGCTCTGAGGGGCGCTTACCCTGACTCTCTACCCTCTCGCGCATCTGCTGATCGATCGGCTCGTTGTCGTCGTCCAGCTCAGCCAGAGCGAGCGCCAGCTCCGTCTTCCTACCGACCCCCTCGAACGGGTGGCCCATCTTGTCAGCTGCGATCCAGAACTTCACGGTGTGCCCGTTCTGCTGGCTGTCGTTCCAACCAGCGAGCATCACCTCGTCATTATAGATCGCCTGACCGTCCACCTCGTTGCAGGCCATGTGGAACCGGGTGCCTGCCTTGCCGCTCCTGCGCTTCGTGTACGCATGGAACGGGTTACGGCTGTTCTCTTGTGTGGGTAGCTTGAAAGTCACGACAGAGCCGCTCTCATCGCCCCACGCGGCACTGTGCATTGTGACTATCGCGTGGTATCCAACGATGCTCATGGTGCCCACCTCAGCAGTCCTATCTGATCCTCGTGCCCACCCTTGATGTACAGGTTGTCCTCGCACAGTCTATTCAGCACATCCAGCATGTCGTAGCCCAGATGCCTCGGCATCGTCACCACCGTCTCCACACTGAGCCTGTTCTTCATGTACTTGGCACACTCAAAGGCTGCTGCCTGACCAGTGAATGACTCGTCATTGTCAGCCGCCACGATGACCCGCTTCACGTGCCGTGGGATTGACTTCATCTCAGCCAGCCCGTGGGCGCTGATCGTCGCCCATGCTGGGTGACCAGTGATCGACCATGCTGCCAGCGCCGTCTCGATTCCCTCAGCTAGCACCAGCGTCTCGTCGGGTTCTCCCAGACGCACGCATCCACCAGTGATCTTCTCTAGCGGCGGCATGATCTTCTTCTCCTTCGGAAGGATGCCGATGTACGTCCTGTGGATCGAGATCGGCTCACCCTTGCTGTTGCGAATCAGTGCGACCATCGCCTGCCTGTACGTGTGATTCTTCTCGTTATCGATATGTCGCAGGTTCTTGTGTCCGCGCAGGTCCCTCGCCTGAGCGATGATCTCAGTAGGGATGCTTCGGCCCTTCAAATAGTTGGTGACGATCGTCGGACTCTTCGCGTGCTGCCACGTGTCATTCAGCGACTGCCTGCGACGGTCGAGATCAACCGTCTGTCGGAACGGCTCAGCCTCGATGTTGCCGACTATTTTATCCACCTGTCGAGCTGCCTCAGCGAAATCGACTCCGAGGGCGCACATGATGAGCTTGAATCCATCCCCCACCCCACAGTGATTGCAGAACCAGTCTCCGTCATTTCGATTGTTATCGTATCGATAGCGGTCACTCCCTCCGCAGATAGGACACGCCGTATGTTTTCGGCTGACTGCGCCTTCCCCAAGAATGTGCGTGATGATTCCATCCCACTTACCTCGCGCTGCTTGCTTGGTTGTCATTCTCATTGTTCTTCTCCATTTTTTTAGCATAGGCGATGTTGCGGTGCCGGATAAATCCACGCACCTCACCGCTCGGTTCTATCGGCCCATCCCTGTCGGGACTGAATGAGTTGGGCCACACGCCGAACTTCGCTTTGTACGTGTGTGCCACCCATCCCTGACCTTTCTTTTTGTTCATGGCGTGACCGCATAACTCACGGAACCACTGCCGCTTTTCGTCCATGGTGAACTCGCGCTTCTTCGCTGTGCGCCGCTTCTCCATTCTCACTTCCATCAAGTCACCAGATCGTGACTCGACGTACTTGCCCTTCTTCACTGGGACGTGTCCACAGTGCGGACAAGGCAGCTGCCCGGTGTACACAGTGGCGCACATCACACATGTGATAGGCTTCTTCTCATCGAGTTCCTTCTTGCGATCCTCGTTGGTGCGGTTCAGGGCGCGGCCCTCTTCGAGAACCCAGTGATGCTCATCTTGGATGAAGCCATGTTCGTAGACGTTACCGCTATGATCGATGATCAGGGAGTCTTTCTTGTTTGTGGCTTCGCTGGGTCTGAGCGTGCGACCTCCCATTTGGAGATACAGGCCAAGATTCTTCGTCGGACGAGCGAGGACACAGGCGCTGAGGCTGGGTTCATCGAATCCCTCGGTCAACACCGCATAGTTGCAGACAACCTGTACATTGCCTACCTGAAGGTCGGCTATGATCTGCTTACGCTCATCGAGGGGAGTGTCGCCATCTATGTGCGCTGCTTTAGCTCCCATCTTCCTGAACTCATCGCTCAGATTTATCGAATGTTTAACGGAGCTGGCAAACACAATAGTTGGCCTGTCGCTGGCAAGCCTGTACCAATGTTCAACAACATCTCCCACCAGTGAGCGGCGATTCATTGCTCTGTCCAAGTCGCCCTCATCGTAGTCACCGCCGCGTGTACGCACCCCTGTCAGGTCCGGTATCGTCGGCGCAAACGTATGAGGTTGAACCAGATGTCCGAGATCAATGAGTTCCTGAATCGTGGGGCACTGCACAAGGTAATCGTACACGTGACCCAGACCTTTGCCGTCTCCACGAATGGGTGTCGCCGTCAATCCAATGACGACCTCTTCACCGTAGTGGTTGATGAGCGTCAGGTACGTTGGTGCGAGCGAGCGGTGGGCCTCATCAACGATAACTACATCCGAGTTGGGGAGCGGCAGACGATCCGTTGTGATACATCTGGCTGCGATCGTCTGAATACTGGCGACCTGACAATCAGCTGCACCGTATGGATATTCACCGGCCATCAGGATGCCGTGATCGACCCCGAACTTTTCGAGCTTGTCAGCACACTGGTAAATAAGCTCACGGCGATGGGCAAGAAACATGGACCGACGAAATTTCTCCGCAGCAAGTTTTACGATCTGAGCTGCGATGACTGTCTTGCCGGAACCTGTGGGAGCCACGATCAGAATGCGCCGGTAACCTGCGCGGATCGCCTGTCGCACCTGCTCGATAGCAAGCTCTTGATAGTCGCGAAGGGTGAACATTAGCCTGCCTTTTTCGCTGCGCGTTTTTCTCTTATGCGCTCACGATCTGCCAGCTTCTTTTGCTCATGGGTCAGTCGCTTCGAGTACTCGCTATAGGTGGGTAGTCGCCAGCCCCAATCTCGGTGTTCATCGAGCCTGACCAGACGAGCGCCCTTTGCGTCCTTGCTTCTGCTGAGCGGGTCTGATTTTTCGAGTTCACCTATACCCTTCTCGACCATCTCTTGTGGTAAGCCGGTGCGTCGTGCGATAGCGAATGGTGGGATGTCTACGACACCGTTTTCGTCAGCAAGAATGATGAAGTGAATCCAGACCGTCATCACCTCCCAGTCTGCTGCAACGGTTGAATCATAAATTTGCTGGAAGACTTTGCCGAATAGCTTGGTGCCCATTGGTGCCCCTTAGTTAGTAGGTACTATTAAAGTTCTTAGTATTGGTCAGGTGGTTCTATCTACCTCTACCTCTACCTCTATATGGGCGACATTAGCGACTTTTGCGACAGTCGTCAACTGTAGCTTTTTGTACTATACGTTTTGCGACACTCTGGGAACCCGGTTGGTGTTCTCGGAAACTCTAGGACTTCGGGAAGATGTCGGTGATGTCGAGCGGGTAGTCGTTGCGGCTGGCGACCTCGATGATCTTCAGCGCAGCAGGTGCGCGTGGCATCGACTTACCTCCTTCCCAGACCCGGAGCGTGTCGATGTTTGCTTCGATCAAATCAGCGAACTCTGGTCGGCCCATGCGAAGCTCTTCGCGGAAACGTCTGATAACATTCTGATGTGGTGGGGTTGCGTCTGGCCTCTCGTTTGGACCGTATGGGCTGGGCATCACAGCGCTCTCGTTCTTGTTATCAGGAAGGGTGATTATATTACCACTTAGTGTTGACTTTTGAAAGTATGACGATATACTGACTGTGGCGGTGAAGATCGCTTATGGCCCTCCGGTCGTATCGATAAAGCAGGACAGTTGCTCTGCTCTGTCGAGAAACCGAAGGCCGGGTGTGGCTACCCAATGTGTGGCTCAGGGAAGTTGAGGCTCTGGCGATTCGCTACCCGATAAGGCTGAACGACAAACCTGAGACCGAAAAGCCGAACCGTGCGGGTGATGCACAGCAGGCAATTACGAGTTGTGGGCAGGCCGGGTAACCGGGTCCTGTAGCTGCCAAGGCCCAGCGGGTTGGATTCCCGCCCTCGCACATTTTTATACGACCGGTTGTCGGCGTATCACAACTAGGAGAATAGTATGTCGCTCACAGCAGCGCAGCTCGAAGAACGAAGAACAGGGGTAGGTGGCTCAGACGCTGCCACAGTACTGGGCATCAACCCATACAACACCGCTTACGAACTCTATCTGGATAAGCTGGGCGAAGCCCCACCAGAGGACGAAGGCTTTCTGAAAGAGTCTCGCTACTGGGGTTCCGTTCTTGAGCAACCTGTCTGCGACCGCTACGCGGAAGAGACAGGATTCAAAATCCAGAAAGTCAACTACCTGATGCGCTCGAAAGAGCACCCATTCATGATCGCCAACATCGATCGAAGGGTGGTCGCTGAAGACATGCGCATTGGTTTTGAAGCGAAGACCGCAGCTCGCCCAGATGGGTGGGGTGAGTCAGGAACCAATGAGATTCCACCGTACATCATGTGTCAGGTGCAGCACTATCTCGCTGTCACCAAATACGATGTATGGGACTTGGGCGTGCTGATTGGTAACCGCGATTTCCGCATGTACCGCATCAACCCGATCGAGAAGATCATCAACGACCTCACAGAGGCCGAGGAAGAGTTCTGGGATCACGTACAGGCGAAGGTCGCGCCGGAACCAGATTGGCAGTCAGCGGCTACTACGCGCCTGCTAAAGAACATGTACCCCGGCACCAATGGTTCGGTCGTCCAGCTTCCCGATCTCGCGCAGAAATATCATGACGTGCAGAAGGACGCGAGCGCTCAGCGCCTCGTGTACGAGAAGGTGATCGAGGGGTGTAAGAACAGAATAGCAATGCTCATGGGTGAAAACGCAATCGGGCTACTCCCAGATGGTTCGGCATACACCCGTAAAGAGCAAAAGCGAAAGGCATTCGAGGTCGCAGAGAACACGTTCATTGCGACACGTCACACCACCAAGCTCCCAGTCGCAGCAGCAAACGCGATAGCAGAGGGCACCGTAATTAAGCTGGAGAAAACAGATGACGACTAAGAAACAATGCAAGGCGAAGGCATCAGCATCAGGTGAGCAGTGCAAGCGTAAGGCTGTCTCAAAGGGCTACTGCAAGCAGCACTATGAGCAGATACATCCGCAGGCTGACGAGCAGACCATCGCTGACGCTGCTTCTGAGGCGACGAAGGAAAGCTACCCGCTCGACACACTCGAAGCGGCCAGCGGCGATGTCTATCGGGTTGACCTGACAGCACACTCACCACAGTTCCAGAAGTTCGAGATCGCCAAGCGCATTGCGCACACACTGGCGTGCTCGACGCTCGTGCCTGATGCGTACATTGGCAGGCCGAACGACTGCTTCGTAGCAATCAACATGGGCGCAGAGCTGGGCATGGAGCCGTTTCAGGCAATCCAGTCCATCGCTGTGATCGAGGGCAAGCCCTGCCTGTACGGTGACGGACTCATCGGAGTTGTTCGCGCATCTTCAAAGTGCAAGTGGATACAGGAAGAACTATCGGAAGATGGGAAAACTGCAACCTGTACCACGCAGCGTGATGGTGATCCTTCTCCCATCACTGCTTCGTACTCGATGGACGACGCTGTACAGGCAGGCATCAACAACAAGTACAACTGGAAAAAGCACCCGAAGAGGATGCTCCAGATGCGTGCTCGTGCGTACTGCCTGCGCGATGCGTACCCCGACCTACTCAAGGGTCTGGGTGTCGTTGAAGAACGTCAGGACCACGACGACACGCCACCGCCAGTGACTGAATATCAGCTGCCAGAGAAGCCGAAGGATGAGCTGTTGGAACAGGCCAAGGAAGTCTTCGGAGAAGGTGTGACAGTCGCCTCAACGCTCGCTGAGGTTGAGAGGGCCATACACCAGTCTGACTCCATGGAAGAGCTGCTCGCTGCCGGTGCGCTGGCTAAGACGCTTACACCAGAAGAGCAGGGCACCGCTCGCATCACCTACAAGAAGATGCGTGACGCGCTGCTGGAGGATAAGGGATGAGTAGATTTACACCATGTGGTAGGACAATGGGATATGGCGAGAGTTGTGTTGATGGTTATATGTGTGGTCATTGCTGTGAGATCGAACGCTTATCTACGAAGATGTGCGGCGACCTGAAGGCTTGTGAATCCAAACAGGCAGCACTGGAAGCCAAAGACGCAGAGATTGCGGAGCATAAGGAACTGAACACCGATGCGGTGAATAGATGTCTAACGCTTGAGGCCGACAACGAGCGGCTACGGGCTATCGCGGATGCCGGGGAACAGCTTTATCTAAAATGCCATAACATGAAAACAGTAAACCCCAGATGGGCCAATGACAGCGTGTGTCTTGCAATGCAGGAGGTAGGTAAAGCGCTCGCTGCTGTGGAGGACAAGGAATGAAGGGCAGGGCTGAGCATATAGTCGGAGGCATTATTGGCATCGCACTTATTGCGCTGGTGATGGTGGTGCTTCTCTATGTATCAGGAAAGATTGAGACGGTGCGCGTAGTCGATGTTGATGACAACACGAGGTGCGCCATCGTCTCACGTGGAAGTAACGTCAGCATCGATTGCTGGGTACTGGAGAAACAACGATGACACCAACATGGATCGCAATCATTGGTGGCCTGTGCTTTCTGGTGGGCTACCTGTTCGCCGGATACGTCACGAGGTACAAGCTCGTGCGCTTCAAGCGATGGGTGAATTGCAAGATAGGCAACCACGTACCCGGCAGGATTCAACCTGCTGTCGGTGGTCGCAACATTCAACGCTGCGACTGGTGTGATGTCGTGGTTCGGGAATATCAGGTATCGCAAGCCGATGCCAAAAGACAACAGGTAAGGAGAATTTACTAATGGCACGCGGACTGAACAAAGTAATGGCAATAGGGAACCTCGGCAATGACCCGGAGACCCGGTACGTTCCGTCAGGGGCACAGCTTACGACCTTCTCAATCGGGGTCTCTGAGTCGTGGACCGACAAGAACACCGGAGAGCAGAAGGAGAGCACCGAGTGGATGAATATCGAGACGTGGGGCAAGCTCGCTGAGATATGTTCTGAGTACCTGACCAAAGGTAAACAGGTGTATGTCGAGGGGAACCTCAAGACCGACAGCTGGGAAGATAAGGACACCGGCAAGAAAATGTACCGGGCCAAGATCAGAGCCAACTCGGTCCTGATGCTCGGCGGCAAGAGGGAAGGCGAGCCAACCCGGACGAAGCCTGCCGCAACACCGCCACAGGAAGATTTCGATGACGACATCCCCTTCTAACAGCTGACAACGGAGTTGACATCCTCTGTCAGTGTGATATACTGTGGGCCATTGTTGGATAAAAGGAGAAGACAATGCGCACGTTAGTAATTCATCCCAAGGATAGGACTACAGATTTCCTGAAGCCTATCTACCATGGCCGTGATTGGACGGTCATTACGGGCGGCTGCACGAAAGAGGATGTCAACAAAGCCATTGGTGAGCACGACCACATCATCATGATGGGGCACGGCACACCTCAAGGACTGTTGGCTATGAATCAGTTCAACGGCAAACCCAAGGCGAAGCCTGCGGTGAAGCCTAGCACTGCAATCCGTAAGGCAGCTGGTAGTGGACCTGTCACGAGTAAAACCGTGAAGGACTTCTACACGCCCAGCCAGACGAAGGGCTTGCTTGATGGTCTGCCCAGTGAAGACGACTGGTACGATGATCGCAAGGTCGGTGGTGGCAGCTACGGTGGGTATGGTGGGTACGGCAGCTATGGCAATAGCTTCACCAGCATGTCCAGCGGCTACGTCATCGATGACACGACGGCTGACTTGCTGCGAGGCAAGAAGCTGACTGCCATCTGGTGCAACGCTGACCAGTACATGGAGTGGAACGACCTCGAAGGTTTCTACACTGGCATGTTCGTCAGCGACGAAAGCGAAGCTCAGATGATTGGCTGCGCCGACACCGAGAAGTGGCAGGTTGATGAGAGCAATTACGCTTTCGCTGCCATGGTTCGGCTATTGCTCAACTACCCTGCCGAAGAGATGCTGAAGCACCTCAAGATGGGGTACGGGAAGCTGGCTGATCGGAACGCCATCGCCAAGTACAACTACAGGCGGCTGTATGTCCGTAGGGCAAAACAGGCCGAGCTGGTCGCAGTCAATGACTAAGCGAAGCCGACAACAAAAGCAGGGTCATCTTGGCCCTGCTTTTCATACCTACCTCGAATGGCTCGAATATGTCGAGTCCGTCCTCGTGTCTGGGAAACAGCCCAGCCGCAAGAGGTTCATGGCGATGAATGATCGCCTGTTCCACGTCGAGGACGACGAAACCATGGCGAAAGTCATGAACGACACCCTGCCTGTTGATGCGTGGCTGGCTCGCGTCGTGCGTTCGTCCGTCAAGTACAAAATGCACTTCAAGACTGTACTGGAGATCGGTGAAAAGTACAGCAAAGAGATCAAGTACATCAGCGAGAACTACCAGATGCGCCTGCCGCATGAGTGGTGCTCGGTGATCATTGAGGGCATCGGCCCTGACGACTTTATCATCGTTGCCCAAGAGCAGACCAGCGACGAAGAGTACGACTCCCTGCGCGTCCACGAAGGCGACAAGTTCCTGTGCGCGAACATGGCCTTCTATCGGTCCACTGGTGTCGAGGTGCTCGACAACCGAGAAAACAAAAAGCCGGTCATTGATACGAGACAGAAATTGAGCTACTGCCCGGTCGAGCTACACATGCGACAGGATGAGGTCGCACCAAACAACACGTTCCTTCATGCAGTTGCCGAAGGTGTTTCGGTCACCGACAAAGGCAAGACTGCTGTTGACCTCGTACGTGAGTGCTTCCTGCTGTGGCTCAACCAGTTCCATCTCCAGTCGATACTGAGACGGAAGACGGCTGGTGCTGCTGCAAACCCCGGTGGTGGATACCAGCGCCGGAAGCTGCGTAAGAAGCACGAGCACCCACAGTTCGAGCACACCATCATCCAAATGGAGATGGATGCACCAGAGCCTTCGCAGACAGGACGCTCCATGTTCCAGCCTCGCAAGCGGCTGCATCAGGTGCGTGGTTTCTGGCGGCACTACAAGAAGACAGGCAAGAGAGTATGGGTCAGACCTCACTGGCGCGGAGACGAACATCTCGGCGTAGTGAAGCGCGACTTTGAATTAGTAGCCCACCAAGATGCCGCGCATGGAGAGAGATGATGGCTGACTACACCCACATGACCAACATCATTCAGGGAGAAGTGCTGAGGATAGAAGAGCGCAGGCCACTTGAGGCTCGCCCTGAGCTGTTTCAGGAGCTGATCGAGTACCTGCAAGACCAGACTGTCCAAATAACAATCTCGCGCCTGAAGGCCACTCAGGAACTCTCAGAGGGTTGAACTGTCAGCTATATTCACAGATACTGTGAATATGAACACGCTGACTGATAAAGTTTTCCCAATGTACGAGAAGGTGATCCACATCGCCTTCGGGTGTGGCTGTGTCCAGACGTTCCACGTGAAACAAATGACTGAACAGACCTGCCCCATCCATGGCGATCAGATGATCTCGTCTACTGAGGAAGTTCGGAAGCGGGTGCCGTCAGTGCCCCGGCATCTGCCTTATCCCTATTTGCCTGATCCAGACTGTCATACAAGTTGAAGATCAGGTCGAACATATCATCGACCGTAAATTCCCCTTCCAGACCAGCCGGGTAAGCAACGGGAGCTGTCAGGTTTTCTGGCAGCTCCTTATAGACCTCTACCAGCTCAGGTACTATCTCCGTCTTCGTGACTACCCGTACCTCTGGATCGCTGGCGCAGCTGCTCAGCAGTAGCAGGGCAGAAGAAATCAACCCTAAGCGAAGCAAGGTCGGCACAGTCCGCATTCTCTTCTTGTTCATCTTCTCGTTCACCCCTTAGAGTATCGTTCTCTGTTCTGGCGGCAACCAGCTCAGCTTCGCGCTCAACCAGTATCTTCTCACGGCGCTCTGTATCCACGCGGCGCTCTTCGACCATGGTTACGATTCGACCTCGAAGCGTCGTGATCGTCTCCATGTTCGAGTCGTTTGCATCGGTGGCTTCGAGCGTCTCAGCTGCCTGTGTTTCCAGCTTAGCTTCCAGCTCACCGTTACGGGTGATAGATGACTTCAGCGTGATGCCCATGATCAGAATCAACAGACCCATCCCACCAACAATATATGGATTCATTTCACCTCCCCTGTGAGGTGCGGACAGCCCTTCAACTCACCAGAGACAGCAGCAAGGTTGCGGCTGATCCCGTTCACCTGTGTAGTCAGTTTTTCTCGCGCAATTCCGGCATTCAGGTGGTCTTCCTTCAGACCATCAAACCTCACCTCCAGCTTGGCTATCGAAACCCTAGTCGCTACGTGCGCACCGACAATAGCCATGATGATAACGACCGACTGACCTAAGAAAAACATCGTGAGTTCGCTCATTGGTCTGCCACCTTTGGAGTTCCATTCCAGTAACTCTGGGTCAGGTCCTTCAGTATTTTCGACAGGATGCCGAGGATGATTGCCGGGAATCCGGCGACAGCCGCAGCTGCAACAGAGCCGACAACCTGATCGTCCGGCAGCTGGCTCCAATCGTATGAGATGAACCACGTCACAATGAAGAACCATGCGTACATGAAGAACGCATAGTATGTGCCCAGTACGAGTCGCGGCACGACCCGGTAGCTGTTCATTAAAACTGCACCTCTGTCCCACTTATTCATGGCACGAAAGGCCCCTTGTACTCGAAGTGTGGCAGGTCATCGAAGTTCTGGTCATCAAGGATCACCTGATCTTCGTCCCAGTTGCCGCCCCAGCGGATGTCAAACCCCAGCGTCCGGCCAACGCCAATCACCAAGCCAGCCAGATAGATGAAGCGCTTCGCGTCTTTCCAGTCAATCGGATACGGCGCGACATCGACAGCCAGCGACAGCCATGCGTCATCGCCCTCATCTGGTGGGTTGTGCTTCGACTCGCCCGGACCAACCTTCGACTTGTTCTGCCTGAGCAACTCAGCCTGACGCTCCCACGAGCGACGACCTTCGAGGACCGAGATGTCGAACTCCCTCACCACGATCTCCATGGTCTTCACCAGCTCAGGACAGACTGTATCGAGCTGGGCACGTGAAGCGTCTCCGAATGATGGCATTAGGTGCCTCCAGTTTTTGCGAGCGTCTGCAACGCAGTGCCACTCAGGTCTTCGTCAATCATCCTCAGAAGCTCTGCTGT